CCAAATAGTCTTACTTTTGGTAGGATGGAGTGCATAATCAATAGCTTTATAAATAGTGTCCTCTATACTGGAAATAATGGTAGCAGATCTTGCATCCTCATCACTAACCAAGTCATCCAATACAGCCAAATCTACCCTTCTACCTAATTCCTTAGCCCCCCTTACTCCTGTCTTGGCACCATACATCTTAACTATTAACTTTTTACCATCAACATTAGTAAATTCCATCCTAACATCTGTAAACCTAGTATGAGGTATAAACTTCTGAAGGAACTCACTATTCTGCCATCTATACTCAACATTCCTTCTCATATTCTTGACCCCATTCTCAATAGAGTCACTCACATATATAGCCAATTCAACACCAAAGTCAGCAATACCACCATATACAGCCAAATACAGAAACAAATACTCACCCATCATAGTTGTCTTACTCATTCCCCTATGACACATATTAACGATATGGCTTTCATCACCAGCAATGGTATCCAACATCTTATAATGCACAGGAGGAGTCTTATGTTCTTCTCCCTCCTCACCATTCACCATCTTAATAAAGTTAATAAACTCCAATGCAAAGGCACTAGGAGTGTAACCAATATTATCACCATAATCAGTGGTATTTAACCACTCTTCAACTGTCTTTGCTTCATCCATTAATTATGCACCATCACTACCCCATCAGGAATCATCCTTCTAGCCTTATGGATCTCTTCCAAAGTACTATCCCAAAGATCAATCCTTACAGGATCACTTGGCTTATCAACTAGAACCAATAAAAGAGAACTATATTCCTCACTCCTACCACTCCTATACGTAATTTTAACCCTCATTAGCATACCTCCACATCAACCCAAGCTTTCCTGAACTTCCTATAACTAGGAATAAATTCCTTAATAAATCGAATATACTGAATGAAACCAACAGGAGCCACATATATGTATAACTCTGTACAAAACCAATAAAAACTAGGTCTAGGTTCACTAGATAAGAATACATCACCATCAGGAATAGGATTCTCTTGAGGAGCTACATACTTAGAATCATGAGACACAGCAGCTTGATCAATATCATTCTCTTCCATAAAATCATTAAAGACTTTTATATATTTTGAATTACTATTAGGCATCTATGACTTCTCCTTGGACTAACTTGCTATGGGCTACTTCTTTAACTGTAACCAGATTCATCTCTATCATCTCTTGTTGCTGTTTAGCAAGAGCCATAGTACTTGCCCTTAAATCATCAATGACATTATCAGTTCCATGCTTTACATCAATAGCTATCTTAGTAACCTCAGTAGGCTTCAGATGGGTCAACAGACTATTAGCAGAATCACTTCTAACCTTCTCACTATTGGCATACATCATCAATTCTGCCTGAGTATTAATAGCCTTCTGATACAGATCAATATTCAATACATGCATAGGAACAAGAGTCTGTTCCATAATCTTATTAACCAACTGATTCTTATTATAAGCACTCACATAACTAGAAATAGTCTTATCATCTGCTCCATTATTAACTAACTTCTGAAACCTATGAGGGAAAGTCTTGGTATAAGCATCTACATTACTTGAACCAAGTAACTTATAAGTTACGTACTTAACAGCATCAACATAACTCTCTATCTTATACTTACCATCCTTCATTACAGAAGTATAGCCAAGAAGATTATCCCTAAAACTCTCCCTTACTACATCATCTCCTGTAATACCATTGAGGGTATTCATAAACTCATCAGTAATTTTACCCTTAATATTCTTAGGCATAACTTTAACTAGTACTTCTTTAGTAATCATATTCGATCCAATATTAATAAAATTCTATCTTACCATCTGGTAACATAACATGGCCCAACTCATGCAATAATTCAAAGGTACAAGTATACCTAGAAGGAACCAATATAGTATGAGGTCTATTACCCTCTAACCTTATACCCCTAAACCTTGCTCTATCATTTACAGGATAAAACTTAATACCTGTATCAAATATCATTACTACTTCTTTCATATACCTATCCAATATAAATAATTCAAACCTTTCAGGCCGATAACCAGAGTTTAGACTTTAGACTCCCTTATGTCAAATTTACTTGTTGGGAATCATTCTTATTTAGAATTTCGGACATAGGTAAATATTATTTTTAGGAAAATAATTTTGTGTATGGTTTCAGCTTGAAAAGCTATATTAGGGATTGTTGATGCAGGTTTTTTAGGAAAATTAAAAATAGGTATGAGATCAGTACTTATGTGTAGAACTACACCTACACCGAACACCCCCCCACCAAGCAATCCTAAAGGATTGTTATTAATCAGTTGAGGTAAACCTCATGTTGAGGAGCCATAACACAAGGATAACTAACCATGTCAGACAAACAAATGGGTATGTGGGCATCACTAACAGCAATCGTTAGAACAGCACCAGCTACAGTACTAGACTCTAAGGAGAGACTAGGCAAGACATCTAGCCTTGTGCTAGACAACATAGACATAGAACTGCTATCTAACAAGTACGAAGGTCTTAAGGAGCTTAATGACAAGTACGGTACTGAAGTAGAAACATTAAATGAATTAGCAAATAAATTTGGTTTATAAAGATTAGGGACGTAAAGTCCCTTCTCTTTTTTTCCTAAACAAGACCTATACAGATAGGGCATACAGTACACCTGTACACTCCCTAAACACTAAAGATAGGGCTTGTATTACTCAAGGAATTAATTAGTACAGGATAGGGGATCAAACCCTAGTATGTAGCAAGCCTATTGCACTGTAATACATACGACATATCCTAGTGATGCAATCATATTGGCTCATTACCAATATGCAACTAGTCGGTGGAGTCATACTCTGCAAGTTATTACGAAAATAGGCATAATTGTCTCGGAAGTATATTGGCTCAAATATACTCGTAAATTACGAAGGCTCTGAGCAGGCAGTTGATATGTATTAAAGTAATTGACATTGAGGAACTGACGAGTTCAACCAAGCATTACATATCTAATCCATAAACCCTCTTCGGAGGGTTTATTTTTATGCATTACTCAAGAATTAATTAATAAAGGTTTAGAATCAGTACCTACATAAACTGGTTCATCTTTCAATAAGGAATTAATATCATGGCTTTACAAAACAACAACAAACCTTCAAACAAATCAGACTTCAAAAAGGCTGATGTATTCATAAATTTCACAGCTACAGCTAGTAGTCCAAATGTAGAAGGTCAATTCGATCTCCCTACACATAACCAGTCTTTGAAGTTATATGCTGATGAAGACATTATTAGTAGATCTATTTACCATAAACTACTTCAGGATCCTAATGCTGACATTACTATAACCTTTAAAGTTAATAGCGTTAGATTGGCTAAACAACCTATCAGTGATACTGATGCAGATATTCCTTTCTAATCTTTTTGAGCCTCTTAATGAGGCTCTTTTTTTCTTCATTACTCAAGAATTAATTAGTTATGGATTTATTTATTGGGTACTCCGTACCCTTTTTGAAATATTTACTTATTAAGGAGATAGATAGTTATGAACCAAGAGCAATCAGATTTGGAACTCACATATTCAAAGAAGCTAGTTAACCTAGCTTGGAGGAATACTAATGTTGATCCAATATTGAAACAGGAGATGATAGATAGATTAGATACCTATAGGACAGGTAGTTACTACCAATCCAAGAACGATAGATTAGATAGCATTAACTCTGTTGATAGCTCAGATATCATTGATGAAATAATCATAGCTACAGTAGCTATCAGAGATATGTCTGTAATCCAACAAGTAATAACTAAGCTAGCTCATAAACTATTTAGTTCATTGGATCAAATACAGGCTGTTACAACAGTGATAGAAATACTCACAGTTCTATGTGAGTTTGATCTATATCACATCTACTTCAAGGAAGATGTTAACAATAGTTTAGGTACATTAGCTATCAAATCTAATATTCCTATCTCAGCAGAGATGGAAGAATATTTGGATCAAGTTCAATACCCATTACCAATGATATGTGAACCAAATGATTGGAATACCAACAGAGATGGTGGTTATTTACATGGATCAATTCACTGTGTACTAGGCAAAGGAAACTTCCATGAAGAAATTCAAGCCTTAGATAGGCTTAATGAACTTCAATCAATCCCTTGGGAAATCAATCCCTACATACTTCAGTACGAGGAGAAACCGAATAAACCAGAGAAACTCAAATTACCTGAACAAGTTACCCAGTTCAAGAAACATAGCAAGAACTCAGGTAAATGTTATGCAGAAATGATAGCTAGAGGGAACAAGTTCTACTTCACTTGGAAGTTTGACAAGAGAGGTAGGGCATATTCATGTGGATATGATATCAATTTGCAGAGTTCTCAATATAAGAAAGCAGTAATTAACCTAGCCAATAAAGAGATTATACCTCTAGAGGCAATTTAAGCCTCTCTAAGAGGACTTCATCTTTAATCTAGTAAATCATATCAACTAGGTATAGATCAAATGATCTATACCTACAAATTTACCTCTAAGGAGAATATACATGTTTCAGCGATTCACAGGAATTCAATACTTGGCATTAGATATAGCAAATACTTTTGGACTAGACAAAGAATCTTTCGATTCTAGGCTAGATTGGGTAAGGTTACATAGGGCAGAACTGGAGTCATTTGCAGAAGAAGCAGATGAACCTATGTTATTTCTTAAAGGTGTAAAAGCTCTTAGAGATGTAGAAGCAGGAAAACTTATAGGACATAATGTCTTTTGGGATTGTACAGCTAGTGGTCTACAGCTAATGGCTTGTCTCACAGGATGTGAGGCTACAGCATTAGAAGTAAATATTGGTACTGATGAGAGGAAAGATGTGTATATATCTGTAGCTAAACAGATCAATGAGGAATGCGGTTTTAGCTTTACTAGACAAGATGTTAAACCTGCACTGATGACAAGATATTATAATTCTATACTCAATCCAATAGAAACATTTGGTGAAGATACAGATGAATTGAAAGCTTTCTATACAATCTTAGGCAAATCCTTTAAAGGAGCTGAAGAGTTTATGGAAGATTGCAATGATATCTATCAGAGCTATAGGAAAGATGTATATAGCTGGACATTACCAGATGGTCATGTAGCTGTATGCCCTATAACTGTTACCAAGGTAACTAAGTTAGAGATTGATGAACTGAACCATGAGAAGGTTGCATATACTCATTCAGTGAACCAATGGAATAAGAAGGACAGATCACTACCTGCAAATATCATTCATTCAATTGATGGATATGTAGCTAGAGAGATGGTTCGTATGGCTAGAGAACAGGGATTTGAGCTTGCCCATATACATGATGCATTCACATTTTTACCTAACTATGGTAATCAAGTAAGACAGAACTTCTTAGACATACTCCAAGGGATAGCTAAGAGTAATCTATTAGGTGATATCTTCAATGAAATAGCAGGTGAAGATGTAGGTTGGGAAAGAGTAGGTGATATCTCAGAATTGATCCATAAATCAAACTACGCTCTTTCATAGGGCTACAGGTACTAGAGCTGAGAAGCTTTAGTACCTATTTTTTTGTCGCTCCGCTCTCTTTTGTGAATTTTTAAATCAATTAAAGGAACAGACATGAAACTAACAATATTAAGTGTACCAATGATATTTCCACAAACAGCAGTATTAAGTACTGCAATCACGCTTAATGAAGCAAGAGAGTTAGTAGCAGATGCAGAAGAAGTCATCAACTATTGTGGTCACTCAACCATGTTAGCCCTTGGTATTGAACCAGCAACAACTAGGGATCAATGTGAGTCTTATACTGATGCTTTGGTTCTCAAGCCAAACGCTCGTTTAGAATTTGGTAGAGAGTACTCTGTTGAAGAGATCATGGATATTGGTGTAACAGCAGTTCACTTGAGAACACTAACACCTCTTTTTGATAAAGAAGAGGGTCGAATGTATTTTTAGGAGTAATTTATGTCTACAATAATCAGGGTATTAGATAGTAATAATAGGCTTGTAGATACATTCAAGCTCCACAGTAATAAATCAGTCAAAGCCTTACAGGAGATGCTTGAGTATCAACATTATCCTAAAGGAATGAAATTCATCATTGGTGAAACCAATGGTATTTTAAACCAATTAGAGTATAGAAATGACGCCAGTTAAACATGAGTTTAAAGCTACTGCTATTAGCTTTGACAATGGTCGATCAATACATAAAGTATAGCTAAAACCTAAAGGTTAAGACCTTTTTAACATTTTTAAAAACCTAAAGGGAAAATCACTAGTTTTTATGAATTAGTGGTATATACTACCTAAAGGATAACAGGAGTAAAATAATGTCAGAATCAATCAAAGAATCAGGGAAAGAATTCATCTTAATGAGCTTGGATTTCTTTAATGATAAGGTAGGAAGTGAAGTATTGATTATACTTACTTTCTTATTAAGTTCAATTGTAGGTCAGTTAGGTAATGACCAAGAAACTAGGAGTAAGTTAATTGAGCAACTAACAGGTATGCTCGAGGTAGATAACAAGGATGAGTACAAGAAGCTCAAGAGCTATCTACAAGGTATGTATGATGCTGAAGAGGAAGAGGAACAAAACATAGATAAGTTAGAAGATCTAGACCTTAGTGACATTAAAATTGAGAAAGTGGGGATGATGCATTGAAGATTAAAATATTGAATGACAAGCTTAAACCTGAACACCTACAACCTAGTACTATTGGATCAGCAGGATTAGATCTAAGATATTTAGGTAATACTGCTATAGAAGTTAAATCAAGAGAACTACATAAGATTCATACAGGGATAGCTATACAACTAGATAGTGATTCAGTTGGATTAGTATTCCCTAGAAGCTCTACAGGATGTAAAGGTTTAGTACTTGCAAACACTATTCCTGTTATAGATTCAGATTATAGAGGTGAAATCATATTACCTTTTATGTTCTTAGGTGAAGTTAGTTATACAATTCAACCTATGGATAGAATTGCTCAATTAGTAGTAACTAAGATTGAACAACCAATATATGAGCTTGTACAGGAATTGGATGATACTGAAAGAGGTACAGGTGGATTTGGTAGTACTGGTAAGTAGATAGTACGCAATACCCCAGTCAGCGGAGGGGATTAATATCACTGACAGATAGGCTATTATTCCCTCTCCTTTAGGTAAATAGCTCCATAAGAGTTACTTACTTATTTTGGCGGATAAAAGTGACTATTTGACTTTAGGGTGGAAAGTAACCCTATCTAATTCAATTCAAAGGAAAATCAATGATTAATACTAATTTAAGTCCAGATCAAATGTTAGATATCTGTGGCTTTGTCACAGAGCATAAGAAGACATTTCAAGAGAATAAATTGAACTTAGGTGCTATGGCTTTGTTCTGTAATACTCACTTCGATTTTGAAGTGAAAAAACATGACATAGTATTTCTATGTGAAGCAGTAAAGATTCTATTGGATCAAAGGAACCAACCAGTAATGCATGTAGCTAAAAAGATAATTCATGATTTACAAGGTCAAATACAGGAGTTAAAAAATGAAAGTTAATCCAATTAATTCTAATGGCTCTGACCATGTTATCCGAGGTGGCTCGTGGTACGACAACGTGGGCCTCGCCAGGTCTGCTCTCCGTGGCTGGTACTTGCCAGGCCTTCGTGGCGGCAACGTTGGTGTTCGCTTAGTAAGAAAAGCAAAACAAGGAAATAAATAATGAATATTCAATCTGAAATTACAGCATTACAAGAACAAATAAACTTACTTAAAGAAAAGCAAGCTAATCAAACTCAACTACCTGACTGGAATAAAGACTTCAAAGATATTCCTATCAATATACCATTTCTTATGGGTAATACAGATGAGCATCAAGCAGTTATATTAACTAAACCATATCAAATGTGTGACCACACTGTAACAGAAAAAGAATGGTCTATAGTAATGAGCACCGTATATGCTACAAGTGAGGCTGATCTACCTAAGGTGAATATCTCTTGGAATGACTGTCAAGAGTTCATTAAAAAGTTAAATGAATCTCAGGATGAATGGGAATATTCACTCCCTACAGAAGCTGAGTGGGAATGGGCTTGTAAAGGTGGAAGTTTATTAGAACCCAAGAATATTGATGAGGTTGCTTGGCATTATCATAACTCAGATGAAAGATTACATGAAGGAAAAGAACTAAAACCTAATGGTTTTGGTTTATATGACATGTTAGGTAATGTCTGGGAATTCTGTCAAGACTCATACACTTCTTATAAGGATGTTAAAGATGAAAACTAACCCAATTAATACTAGCGGCTCTCGCCGTGTTAACCGAGGTGGCTCGTGGTACGACTATGCGAGCAGCAGCCGGTCAGCGTATCGTAACCTCTTCTCGCCTGACTATCGTAGCTACGGTTTAGGGTTCCGTTTGCGCAGGAGAAAGAAAAATGACTAAAATAAATGAAGGCGTAATCAGTGAGGATGTCCAGAGAGTATTTAATGCTGTAAGTGAAACATTAGCTAAATTAGATATTAGATTACTAGAAGGTAATCTTGGGTTAATGTTAATAATAATGACTGTCTTAACAGAAGTAGGTTTGAATGAAAAACAACGCTGGAAATATATAAAAGACTTATATGATCCACTTGTTGGAGCTACAGTGGAGGAGGAATTGGATAATGAAAAGAAAGAAAAATGACACATGCAAGTGATGAACCATATCCAGATAAACTCTGTGTAGTATGTCCTAACAATGACAGCACTAAACTAGATGGCTGTAAATTAGGTCTTATATTTACAGGTGACAGAGAGATGTTACCTAGAATTCTTGGAGAGTGATGAATGATTAAAGTATTAAATGAAGGGCATGTACAACTCATAGATCATATGGGTAGTGATTTAGCTATAAGTAGGAATGCGAGAGTATCATACGCTGCAGAATGGAGAGCAGGTGAAGCAGATACTAAATTAATTAATTATTTATATAATGCAGGGCATAACACGCCATTTGAGGCAGTGACATTCACATTTGATGTGAAAGCACCTATCTTTGTCTTACGCCAATGGCATAGACATAGAACCCAATCATACAATGAATTGAGTGCTCGATATAAAGAACTTCCAGAAGAATTCTTCATACCTGAACTTGATACTATTACATTTCAGCATCCTGACAATAAACAAATGAGGACTGATGAACAGAATCCTAATGCACAGCAGATTCAAGATTTAATTGTTGGTTCAAACAAATCATCATTCATTATATACCATGAATTAATTAAACTAGGTTGTCCTAGAGAACTAGCAAGATCAATTCTACCAGTAGGAACTTATTCACACATGTTCTGTACTCTTAACTTAAATAACTTATTTAAATTCTTACATGAGAGGTGTCATTATCATGCACAGTATGAGATCCAAGTATATGCTAACGCTATGCTTGAGTTGGTAAAACCAATAGTACCAGTGGCAATGAAATGCTTTGAAGATAACTTTGATTTTAAGAGGTAAGACTAATGGGCGATGGCACATTTGGATTAACAATAATCCTATCTATTCTATTAATAGTTACAGGTTCTTTAAATAGTGTAGAAATTAATCAGAAAGAATTAACTTCAATAACTACTGAATGTAAGTCAGGAATATACTCAGTGGAAGTGAACCAAGGATTTAAATTTTCAAATAAAATAATACTTTCCTGTAAGGATGGTACTGAAATTAATTTAAATGGGGGTAAATAATGGATGACTTAGACTATATGCAAGTGAAAAGAAAGATGCTTGAAGACAGGGATAGACATATTAAAGATCAAGCAGAAGAGGTATTAGCTCTAGAGCTAGTAGTTGATGCAGCAAGAAGAGTACATATGACTAATCCTTACTCAGAGACTAATGAGAAGTTGAGGAAGAGTATTATTAATCTAGATATCTTGAGGGGTAAATCATGAATGCAGAAATACACCCACATAGCGAGTTATTTAATCAATATAAAGAACTATCAAAGCATGTACCTAATCCATATGACTATGTTGAAGTTGAACTTGACATTGGTGGTTGGGTTACGTTATCTGATACAAATAAACCAGTTTGGTATAAAGACTGTGCATATAAAATTGACCAAGAGATTCTTCATAAATATGGAATCATACCTAAACCAACATCAATGGCAGATGCTATGGAATCAGTGGTAAGGAATTCTAGTGATAAAAACCTAATATTATATAACCACTATTACAAGAATACTCAATTCCTAGACTTTATTGATGTGTATAGAGTATTGGATCTCTTTAAAGTTACTGATCCATGTAGTCAACATGCAATCAAAAAGTTACTCTGTGCAGGAGACAGAGGAGCCAAGGATTACAAGAAAGATATCACTGAAGCAAGAGACACATTGAATAGGCAACTAGAGATGATGGAGGAGGATGATGGATAAACGAGACATGATACTATTTGCAATCATAATATCAGGGGGAATAGTAGCAGGGACTATTAGCTATCAAAGCAATGAACATAGTCATATCCAGGCAATAACTAAGCTTCAAATGATAACTAAGCTTCAAATGAATTGTACCAAAGAGGTGAAAAGTGAGTGATATCAAAGTACCCAGAATTAACTCACGCTGGGTACATAAGAAAACTGGAAGAGGTTTCTATGTTGATAATGTAGTGAACCTACATAAAACATCTAGACCTCCAACAGTAATCCTTGACAGGAATGAGCACTGTTACACAGAAACATTGGAGGTATTTTACCAAGACTATAAGGAAGTATTAAATGGCTGAACTAGAATTACTTAAACAAATATCAGGTCAACTTGAAGGGATACAAGTAGGTACGGTAATAGCCTTGATATTGATAGTACTTATATTTGCTAAAATGGTGATGACTGACTAATGTTTGGATCAATAGTTTCAATAGTATTCTTAGCATTACTGATAATGGTTTATCACATATGAGGGATACTGAACTACACTAATAATAAAAATAAATAATAACCAATAAAATCCAGAGGAGAATTGAATAATTATGTATAAGAGAAAGCTAACTAAGGGTGCTCTAATTGAAAAGTATATATGTGAAATAGTAATACCTATGTCATCACTTATGACCGTAATACTACTCTCACTAACTATGTTTGGTGTAATGCCAGAACCTTGGTTCATTATTCCTATGTTGATACTTGTTTCAGCATTTGGTTTCTTAACATGTGTAGTGGTTCATATAGGAAGGAGAATGTACTAATATGGCTTATCAGATGATGGGAAGAGAGCAATTTAATCAATTAATTTTAGAACATTTAACTCAGGGTTTCAGGAGAGTAACCATAAGGAAGGCTGATAAGATATTCAACAAATACGACAGATATATAGAACATTCAAGAATAATGTCCAAAGAACCCAAGCACGTAGTATCAGAGATACGGAGCAAGGAGAATGATAATGGATAGAGATGAGTTCAAGCAAGTGGTGATAGCTAAACTTACCTATGCTGGTGTAACAAACCAAGAGAGACTATACACGAAATATCACAGGTATATTACACAAGCAAGAGTAAACCATGTAGCCCCTATTAAAATAGTTAAACAGATCTTAAAATTGGAGAGAAATAATGGCTAGGCATAAACATGTAGAATTAATAAAGAGATATGCAGAGATAGCAGGGGTTACTGATGAGCCTGAGAAGTTTGTTAGATATAAAGACATATTAAAGGAACTAAAGTGGAGGTGGAGGAATGACATTAGATGAAGACTACTCAACTAAGTGGATCTGTAGTGAATCAGGTAAAGAACTTGATGATGAAGATTTTTTTATTAGTGATAGTGAGTGTATGTGTAATAAGTGTGGAGAGTTATTTACACAGAATACTGACTTAGGTGTACATATGCAAAGATCGGTAGGTAAGTGGAATAGACCTTCATTGCTTGAATGGTGTCAGGGTAAACGTGCAATCTTCATTTTAAAAGGAACAGAAAATGCTTAAAATTAATAAACCAATAGTATCAGTATTGTACCTACTCAACAGAGATGAGTTCTTATGAGTATGACTATGTGTCAAAATATGATATGTAAAAGTAGCTATAAATGCTCAAGATTCATGTCTGAACCAAATTATCCTATACAAACTTATCGAGATTTTTCACCTAGAGATGGTAAGTGTGCAGGATTCATTAAATTAATGGAGACTAAAAATGAAAGGGTTTGATGCTGCTGAGAAGCAATATGAGTGGGCTAATGAATGCCCAGAAAAAGAACCAAATGTATGTTGGCAATGTGATATGAAAGAAGAACATTTTGACATACACACAGGAACAGAATTTGAATGTGGTATTACACATCAATTGCTGTATTTCAATAATGAAGAATGCCTTATACCAAGAGTAGAACCAAAAGACTAATAATAACAATAAACTTTAAAGAGGATTACAGGTCATGAAAAGACCGATTAAACACTTAATGTTAAAGCAGATGTATTTACAACCAAAAAAGTTCTGGGGTATATGTGAGATGGCTAATGAAATTAGCTGTAGTCCTACCTCAGTAACTGTAGTTGTAGCTAACATGATTAAAACTAAAGAACTATATAGATCTGCAAGTAAGAGAAGATGTAACAAATCTAACTTCAGATTAAAAATAGCACCAACAGAAAACTATAACCAGAAGTGTATTGAAGTAATGAACTTAATTAATACTGAAGAAGTATACTTCAGAGAAATGGCAAATAGTACAGGATTAGATGATCTGTATTTACATACCATCATAAAATGTAACTATCATAAGATCAAGGCAAGGAAACTAAAGAATAGTAAAACTCTCTATAGTAAGAGAGAATCACCTAACCATTACGTACTTAGCAATGGGCATGTGCTTACACAAGCTTGCCCTTTCTTATCACCTAAACTATTTGAGAGCCTTAAAGTTCCTCTAGTAATTAAAACTTGTCTTCAAAGATAGGTAAACACTTAGCTAAAGCAGAGCTATATAGAGATAGTTATGTGGAAATTAAAAGAGGATAAATAATGGCAATAAAGATTGATAAACCAATAATTGATGCAAGGGTTCTTACAGAAGAGAAACCAAAAGAAGAAGTGATTGAACCAAAACTAAGAAAGGTAGATATTAAGAGAGCTAAAACATTGACTGGTACAACTACTAAGATCAAGACTAATGAATCAAATATGTACATTACACTTAACAATATTGAAATAGAGGGGAAGATCCATGTACATGAGATATTTATTAATTCTCAGCATCAAGGCTCTCACCAGTATATATCTTTTATTAGCCGTCTTATTTCTGCCGTATTTCGTGCTTCGAGAGATCCTTCTTTTATCGTTAGAGAAGCTAAGTCTATCTTTGCAGAAGAGGGATACTGGGAACAAGGAGGAGGAGGATTCCATCCTTCTGTAATCCATCACATTGGTTGTGTAATAGGAGATCACTTAGAACACTTAAAAGTTATCAACTCAGGAGAGAAAGTCCCTGAGAAGGCTCCTATGGAGCAGGAAACACCTAAAGAAGAATCAATCAAAGAAGCCAAGAAACCTAGAGGTAGTTTATGTCCAGAATGTGGTGAGTATTCTGTAGTGAAAACTGATGGATGTGCGGGATGTATCTGTGGCTATTCACATTGCTCCTAGGAGAACCGTATGAAGAAACCAATAATTAAAAAGGTTAAGTGTCCAGATAATAAGCCATGCGGAAGATGTATTTTTGTAGGTGGATCATATGAATGTATGCCACTAGAGTGCAATTTGTCAGAAGAATATTATTACTTCAAATTAGTTGGATATGTTGAGGATAGAATTAAGAGTTCTATGGGTGTACCTAGCAAATATCAAGGAGAGAGGAATGAATGAATATGGTAAATGGAACTGGACAGTACCAGAGGGGTTCTATAAAAATGTACCCACCCAAACAATATCACTGAGGAATCACTTAGCTGGCCAAGCTATAGGTGGTTTAATCAGTAAGTTTGGTAGATATGATGATTTAATTGAAGATGCTTATGAAATGGCAGATGACATGATTAAGGAGAGTCAGAAATGAATAAGTATTTGGTTACCCTAGAACAAATAGAAATTGAAGCTAATTCAGAGGAAGAAGCTTGGGTTATTGCTGCTACTATTTTTGATGATCCAGAATTTGATTCAATAGAATCTATTCATCTAGACAAAGAAAATATTGAGGAGAGTGAGGGATGAATTTATATTTATTAGAACAAGATGTTAATAGAAAATATGGTACTTATAACGCTTTCATATTGACAGCAAAGTCAAAAGAAGTAGCCAAGCTAATGCACCCTGATGGGACTTTATTTAAAAATGTATCTGAATTTAATAAATACAGCGTTGATGACTGGGCTAGACAAGATGAAGTTACTATTAAATATTTAGGTAAAGCAACGCCAAGCTTAAATACACTTCCAGTGATTCTAACTTCATATTTACCTAACATGTATGGAGAAAGATAAATGAAAGGTCACAAACATAAGAAAAAAATACTTGAATACGCTCAGGATTGTCAAGAGGATGCAGAAGCTTGGCAGAAGTGGGAATTTATTTGGAATGATGTATGGGTGGCTTGTAAAGAGCATCCTGCATGGAATACTGGCACGGAAATATACAGAAGAATTGACCCGTATAGAGAGCTAAAGGAGGCTCAAGAAAGAGGTGAGGTTATTCAATTTAGATATCTGACAGGTGATTGGAATATAGCTACTACACCAACATGGAATTTACCAGTGGATAGATACAGAATCAAACCAAAGGTTAAGAAGTTGTATGCTTTCTTGGTTTGCGCTTCTGCTATAAACACTACTGGATATATGAAAATTTATTTTAAATGTGAATCAGGTGCACAAAGCTATTGTGATACACTTGCCATTGAACTAATCAAACAATTAGATGATGAACCAATAGAAATGCCTGAGTAATAACGCTCCGCTTTCTTTTTTGAATTGCTCTATTACATATATGTAAGGGGGATTATTTCTAATAAAATCAAGGACTTAAAAAAGAAAAAGTTGTATGTTATTAACATATAGGTTGCGTATAACATACAACTTTTGGTATACTTAAAGGCTCTCAAACAATTAAGGAATACCAATGACAACTAATACTACTATATCTGTGCACTGTAATCCAGATACAGATGTAAATATTTCAAGTAAGACCAGATATGAAGGTGCTATACTTAAAGAATATTCCCAAATAGGCCGATTAAACACCAAACTAGCTAAAGGAGGTAATAGAATGGACATTATTGATTTAATGAATATGTTACCTAAACCATCTAGAAACCTATTCACTAAACTCAAGACAGAAATGAATTACAAGAATAATTTAGCAATCCTAGATAAACCAAAAGACAAATCAGATCAAATACGTAGATCCAGAGCAGCTAAAATACTTATCATTCATGATATGGTTAAAAAGCATGGGCAAAGGGGTTATATGATTAACCCACAACTAATTATACCTCCTATCAAATACCAAGAAACACAAATAGATATTTGGAATAGTCTATAATAATTTTAACAATAGGCATGGCAAACTCTATTAGGGTTTGTTTTATAACATCCTAACCTAGTGGGATGATGTTAAATAAACTGGGTACAATTTCGACAATAAGCAAAAGGGACTCATATACCCTGTTAGCCCCTAACCTAAGAGGGGTTTGCTTAATAACTTAGGTACTTATTTCAGGTTAGTCTATAATCTGGACAGGAGTGATTAGTCCCTATAAGCATGTGTAACTAATCAATTTTTTATAACCCTATGTGGTTATTTATGTGTAGTAGATTGTAAGAGATCTATTTTGGCTCTATAAGTATTTATCTACTTGTAGAGTCTTTTTTATTACCTGTGTGTAGCTCAGTCCAGGAGTTCGATTCTTCTCAAGGGCTCCAATTTTATATGAGAATGATATGAGTAATACTAGAAGAGGTAATAAGCCTCCTGGACTAGATTTCTGGTCTAAATATAGGTGTAATAGACATGGTGCTTCAGGTTGTGGGAGAGTAGCTAAAGGATTAGCTAGATCTGAGCGAAGAAATACTAGTAAACATATTATTAAGGAAGAACTTAAAGATTTAATCAATTACACAGCTATTGTCTAGTGGTTAGGGCAGATCACTTTCTATGATCTAACAGGAGTTCGATTCTTCTTAGCTGTATCAAATTAGCTCTTGAGCGGATAAATGACATAAAGTGTCTTAAAACCTTTGAAGGTCTTTAGGTCGGGATATTAGAATAAAAGCCTATATCTACCCGTAATCTTTTTAAGCTAAGCCCCTTTAAACCGCCTAATTTTAAAGCAGTATGGTCGAATGGTTAGACATGGGACTTTGACTCCCATTACGTAGGTTCAATTCCTACTACTGCTTCCAATTTCAACCTTATAGGATTCCCTATAGGGTTTTTTTATCCCTAAAGGAAATTTATATCATGGAAAAATTTAAACCATTTGCTAAGGCAATCAATGAAAGAATTACTAAACTATCTGAATATGACTTATTTGTTGTAGATACCCAAGGTATTAACCTAGAAGAGTTATATCTAGATTCATTTCCGAAAGGTACAGATCCAATCTTTAAAACCAACACAGAACATAACTGCAACTGTTGTAAGTCATTCATTAGACAGATGGGTAATGTAGTAGCTATTGTTGATGGGGAATTACAAACTATCTGGGATGTAGAAGTAGAATACCCTTATAGTACAGTAACTAAATCTATGGATTCTCTTGTTAAAAGCTGTGCTATTGAGAGTGTCTTCTATTCTGGTCATGGGAATATTGGTAGAGAATCTGATATCAAATTACTAGAATCAGATAGTACAATTGAATTTAATCATTTCAATACTGTATTGGCTAGGAAGTTTGTTAAACAGAGTCCTGATTCATATAGTGGTAAATCTAAGACTAATTTTAAAGTTATTAAGAGAGCATTAGATGAATTTACTACTGAAGCAATTGGTACTGTATTAGAACTAATTAATGATAATGCTATTTATAGGGGTGAAGAGTTTAAGAATTCTGTAACTAGATTCTCAGTATTGAAAGCTCAATATATGACTAGCCCTAAAAAAGACTTAGTTATTTGGCAAGTAATTAAGGAGGGTTATAATTCATTTAGGAATTCAGTAATTGGCACTTTGATCCAAGATTTATCTAATGGTATGCCTGTTGAAGACGCAGTAAGAAGTTATGAAGTGAAGGTAGCTCCTAGTAATTACAAACGAACTACAGCTCTAATTACTAAAGCTCAAATTGAAAGAGCATTAGTTACTGTAGATGAGTTAGGTTTAAGAGAATCTCTTAATAGAAGATTTGCAGTTACAGAAGATGTAAGTATTAATAATGTTCTATTTGCTGATAGATCAGTTAGCCCTCTAATGAAAGATTCCTTATTGGATTCTTTAATGAAGGAAGCTAAAGGAGAAGCTATTCCTGATAGCACTGATATTACTACCCATGAATTTATGAATCAAGTATTACCTAGCTGTACCTCACTTGAAGTATTTGCTAAGAATAACCAAGAATCTAACCTGGTTAGCATTACTGCACCAATAACTAATACCAAAGGAATCTTTAAGTGGAATAACAACTTTGGTTGGTCTTACAAAGATAATGTTACTGATTCAATTAAACAAAGGGTTAAGAAAGCTGGAGGTAATGTAGATGCTGAACTTAGATTTAGCTTATCTTGGTTCAATTCAGATGATTTAGATATTCATGTATATGATCCAAATGATAATCATATTAGTTTTCAGCATATGATGGATAAGTTAGACGTAGATATGAATGCTGGTAACAATATTAATTCCATTGATCCAGTAGAGAATGTATCTTGGACTGAGCCAGATAAAGGTAGATATTTAATTGAAATTAACAACTACAGAAGACGTAATTCTGCTAATGTTGGATTTGAATTAGAGATTGCATGTAATGGTACTACAACAAATTACTCATATTCTAAAGGACTACCTAATAAAGAAACTGTTAAGTGCCTAGTTTTAAATTATGATGGTAAATCATTAGCCAATGAATATACCAATCCTGACTTAGTTGAGGGCTCTCAATCCAAGGATATGTGGAATATCTCTACAGAGAAATTTGTACCTGTAAATATGATTATGCAATCACCTAACCATTGGGATGAAAATGCTGTAGGTAATAAGCATTGGTTCTTCATACTAAAAGATTGTATCAATCCAGAGAAAACAAGGGGTATCTATAATGAATTCTTAAAACAGAACTTAAATGTTCACAGGAAAGTATTTGAAGTTTTAGGTGATAAAACTAAATGTGAATTATCTGATAACCAACTTAGTGGTTTAGGATTCTCTTCTACAAGGAAGGATGAAGTAATCATTAGAGTTGATAACCAACGAACTTATAACATTAAATTTTGAGGAAAAGAAATGACTAATATTTTTGAACAAGCAACAAGAGAACACCTACGATTTGATACTACTATTGGAACATTAACAGTAGAGGACTTATGGGAACTACCTTTAACTAGTAAAACTAAGTTGAATTTAGATGATGTAGCGAAAGCTACTAATCGACTTATTCGTGAAACTGAGGAGGATAGTTTTGTAACTAAAAATGAAACTGATTCAGCTCTAATATTAATGATGGATATTGTTAAGCATATTATCTCTGTAAAGCTTGCTGAGAAGGATAAGCTTAAAGAAGCAAGAGAAAGCCAAGCTCGTAGGAAACTATTGGTAGAAGCTCTTCATGAGAAAGAAATCGATAGTATTAAAAGTATGTCTGAAGAAGATCTTAAGAAGGAACTAACTAACTGTTAAGATTTACAATTAGTTAACTGACAAAACCCTATATGATTAGCTCTATAGGGTTTTTTAATTTAAAGGAAAATTAATGGATATTAAAATTAATGAACTAGCACCGCTAATAATGGATGATCTTATATGTGGATTGGTTCCTTATATAACATCAGTCCCAGGTATTGGGAAAAGTGATGTAGTAAAAACTATTACTGAAGACTCCAATTTAGCATTAATAGATGTAAGATTATCACAATGTGATAGTTCAGATTTATTGGGAATACCTAAATTAGGTACTGATAGACTTGAATTTGCACCACCAAAGATGTTCCCACTTGAAGGGGATAAGATCCCTGAAGGTAAGAAAGGATGGTTATTATTCTTTGATGAGTTCTCTTCAGCTAACAAGTCTGTAGAGGCTGCAGCATATAGAATTTTATTAGATAAACAGGTAGGTGAATTTAACTTACATAAAAAGGTAGCTATTGTATGTGCAGGTAATGGTACAGGACAAGGAGCTATTGCAAATAGATTAAGTACAGCTTCTCAATCAAGAATGATCCATTACAATTTAGTAACTGATGCAAATGCTTGGTGTGACTGGGCTATTACTAAACAAGTTCACCATAAGATTATTGGTTTCATTCAATTTAGACCTGATTTACTACATGACTTTGACCCAAAACATAAAGACAATACTTTCCCTTGCCCACGTACATGGGAGTTCTTAGATAGAAAACTAAAACTATGGGGCGGAGAAATAGATGAAAGTAGATTACCCTCTGTTGCAGGAACTATTGGTTCAGGTGCTTCATTTGAGTTTAAAGCATTCTTAGATATATTTTCTAGGATACCTTCTATGGATATACTTAAAAAGAATCCTAGCTTGATATCCGAATATACAGAGCCAAGTATGCAATATGCCTTATCAGCAACCATAGGACATAATACTAATGCACATAACATTAAAGAAATGTTCCCTCTAATTGAAGCACTACCTTTAGAGTTTCAAGTAATTTGTATAAAACAATTAATCCAATCAGATAGAACAATTAAACGTAATCCTCTTATAGGTAAATGGGGTACGTTACATCGTTCAATATTAGTAGGAGACTAGTATGATCAAATATCAACAACAACAAGCTAATAGTTTTGAAGACTTATTTGCAGAAGAAACTCTAGGTGTAAAATTCAATTATAAATTTAATCCAGAAACACGAGTTAGATATATTGATTTTACTAAGTATGATCCTATTGCTACGATAAATACCAAGCATTTTGAAGATGAAATAATTAAAACTTCATTTGGTTTTGAATCTGTACAATCACACCAGGTTTCTGTACATATTTCTAGAGATATTAACAATATTCCAGTTATTTTCTGCAATCTTAAATATGTTACAGATAAGTATAATCTATTTAACACAGAAGATAAGAGAGTACCTAAATCTAACTTCCCAAATCAAAATTCAAAATTCATTATTTATAATGGTATTGCTAAAATGATAAAGGGGAAGGCAATAACTGAAACTATATTAAGACCTGATAATGTTAGGGAAACAGTAATTAATACTGAACCTATGACTATTGTTAGACCTGACAGAAAACTAAATAATAAGTATAAGCAACAAATACAAGATGAGGTAGATTCACTTAAAACACTAGATATTGTTGATCCAATCAATTCAGAGAATATTAAAGAATTATTTCCTAATGATGATGATTGGTCAATTACTAAATTAGTAATGGATTCAATAAATAGGAATAACCGAAATCTAATATATTCAAGCATAGATTATAACCGATTAATTGAACTAGTATTTAATGATCCAATACTCAGTCACTTTATGATGTTAGACACTGGAAATCTTAGTGAATGGGGTTCATACGTAAATAGGGGTAACATACGTATTAACGCCAAAGGAATTAAAGATTTTCAAAAATTAATGTATCACCCTAAAGCTATGTATTCATTGGATCAGGTAACCCTCAAGGAGAGATAACAATGGAAGACCTAGACAAAGCTCTTTTACAAGCAAAAATGGGTATAGTTCGTAAGTCAGCATTCTGGTCTACTATTTGTTTTGGATTAAAACATGCATTTATTATAGATCCAGAAATACCTAGAGCAGGTACTGATGGAACTTCAATATTTTATAATCCTGATTTCTTTATGGGATTAACTAAAGAAGAAAGGATATTTGTAATAGCACATGAATTAGGACATGTAGCATTAAGCCATATGACCCGTAGAGGGAATAGAGATCATAAGAAGTTCAATTATGCAGGAGACTTTAAAATTAATTATATGTTACACGCAGAGGGATACTGCTTGATTAATGATATATTATACGATGAAAAGTATGACCATACTTGGACTACTGAAGCTATCTATGACGACTTACCTGATCCTAAAAATAATGAACCAGGAGGATTAGGTTTAGACATCTTGGATCCAAAAGGAAAGCATAGTCAGGGTAAGAATGAACAAACTGTGGATTTAGAAATAAAAGCATTACTTGCTAGAGCAATTACTCAATCTAAGATGGCCAAAGAATACGGGAACTTACCTGGGGATATTAGGGCAGAGTTTGATGACCTATTATCACCTAAATTAACTTGGTATGAATTGTTATCTAATTATGTGGATGGGTTTATCAAAGAAGACTACTCTTGGAGAAGACCTAATAAGAAATTCTTACCACATTTCTACTTACCTACAGCTTACTCAGAGAGACTAGCTAATTTAACTATTGGTGTTGACACTTCTGCATCAATATCTAAAGAAGATATTACTAAAATGGTATCTGAGTTAAACACTATCAAAGAGGAATTTAAGCCTGAATTATTAACTGTAATTGATTGCGATACTAAAATACATGCAATTCATGAATTAACTAATGATATGGATATAAGAGAATTATACTTCACAGGTAGAGGTGGTACTTCATTCCAACCAGTATTTGATTACTGTGAGGATAATGTTCCTGTATGCCTTATATACTTCACTGACTTATATTCAGATTTCCCTCCTGAACCAGATTATCCTGTTATATGGGTAAACATAGATAATGATCGAGAAGCTCCCTATGGAGTCACAATCCATTATGAGAGGTGATACATGGCTAAAGATAGGTATCTCTTATCTGAGTTCATAAAAGCAGAAACTAGTAAAATGATTATAAGTTATGATCTAGATATTAATATACATGCATATTCCAACTATATACGTAAATATATTAATAGTATTAATACTAGGTCTGAACAAATTTGGTTAATAACTGTTAAATTACGATACTTAGATTTAGGTGCTTACTATGTAAATCCAGATAAACTACAAAAAACAGTTCCAAATCCTATCCTACTAAATAAAATAAATAATCCAGCAATGGAAGATGTTATCAAACTACTCAACACATTAGCTCTAGTTAACGATTAAAGCTAATTTAAAGGGGGTACACTGTACGATCACATATAGAGGTAAACAAACTGATGGATGACATAAAATTAACCGAGAAACAGGACACAGTTCTGTTTGCTATAGCACAATGGTTTATATCAAAAGAAACCCCTTATTACAGGTTAGGTGGTGTAGCTGGATCTGGAAAAAGTGTTTTAATATCTCACCTAAATGATGCTATTAATACTATGGAACTAGTTGATGAAGTAGATGATAGGGGTATAGGTATTATGGCTCTATCTTGGAAAGCAGCTAATGTTTTGAAAAGTAAAGGTTTACCTGCATCCTCAATACATTCAATTATATATCATTCCCAGAAAATAGGTCCAAATGAGTATAGACAAACCATAAAATCAAAACAGGCAATGACTGCACACTATAAGTTGTTTGTTGTAGATGAAGCTTCTATGGTGAATGAACAATTGAGGGATGATTTACTTTATTTTGAGATACCTATTTTATTTGTAGGGGATAATGCACAGTTACCCCCTATAACTAACAATATACTTGATAGGTATTTTATGCGTAATCCTGATTCTGAACTAACCACAGTACATAGAGTTGCAAATGAAAATCCTATTATTAGATTAGCTACTCATATTAGAAATGGTGGGGAATTACCTGATGTAGGTATTTATAAAGATAAGATTCAAGTAATACATAGGAATCAACTTACTGATGAATATTTACTTGGATCAGATATAGTTATTTGTGGATACAACAAATCTAGAATTAAATTAAATAATATAATCAGATCACTTAAAGGAATTGATCCAACACAACAACCACAAATAAATGAAACACTTATGTGTACTCAAAATAGTAAACGTATAGGTATATATAATGGTGACATGTTTAATGTAGAAACACATATTAATTCAAACACTAATACTGTCAATGAGCAGTTTGAATTACACATAAGACTTAAAACCCTAACTCATGAAAATAAATGTGTACTAATCAATATGCCTGACTACTCAAATAGAGACTATGCACAAGGAGCTGTAAATATGACTTTTGGTTATGCAATTACTTGTCATAAAGCACAAGGAAGTGAGTATAAGAATGTATTGGTATTCACAAATGAAGCTATGGGTAAGACTAAAGAAGATAAAACTAAGTGGCTTTATACAGCAATAACTAGAGCAAAGGATAAACTAATATTGGTGGTATAGATGAAGTATTATACTTACACAGAAGAAGTAAATGAAGCATACGTAGTAGCAGTACTAATCAAAGATACTGCATTCAAAGAAGTTAACCTAAAGGAATACTATTTAAACCCATTAAACGAACTAGGGGTACCTAAAGAGAAGGTAATCTTTATTGGGTTAAAATATAACCCTAACGGAAAGATCTCTGCTACAGAGCAGAAGGAATATCTAGATTTAATTAAACCATATCTAGAAGAGCTACAAGTAAAACTCTTACTTGTTACTGATGGAAAGTACTTTAAAACTTTAACCAAAAAACCAAAGGTAGAACCTTACTATGGGTATAAAGTTGAATGTGCTTACAAAGGGTATGAAGAGTATACAGCAGTATTAAGTATTAACTCTGAAGCTCTATTCTATAAACCTGATTTACAAGTAAAACTAACTAAGAGTTTACATATAGTGAACTCAATCCTATGTGAAACATATGTGGATCCAGGTATACGTGAATTTGGTATTCAAGCTCTTTTTGATAGGGAATCTATCGAGAAAAAACTACTAAACTATTTAACTGAACCCATTCTTACCTGTGACATAGAAACGTCTGGTTTATCCCTTACCAACTCGATAATTTCTATCTCATTTGCTAAGAACGAAAATGAGGCCATTGCTTTCCCTATTGCAGAGGAAAACAAAGCTACATTAAGAACTTGGTTCACATTATATAAAGGTACTCTCATATTTCATAACTGTACATTTGATATAAAAATGCTTATCTACCATCTATTTATGAATGATCCGTTGGATATGGAAGGTCTAATTGATGGATTAGAGGTAATGTTCAGATCCATAGAAGATACTAAATTAATCATTTATTTAGCTACCAATAATACTGCAGGTAATAACCTAAAACTAAAAGATAACAGTGCAGATTTCCTAGGTAACTATGGATTGATTAATTCAGATACAGATGTAACTAACATTCCTATGGATCAATTACTTGAATATAACGCTAAGGACTGTCTAGCTACTTGGTATGTCTATAACAAGTTTAAACCAATGATGATTGCTGATGAACAGGAGAACCTATACAAGGAAATATTTATTCCAAGTGCAAAAGTTATTTGCCACATGGAACTTATAGGTATGCCTATGGATATGGATCAAGTACAACATGCTAAATCCTATCTAGAAGATATCATTGCTAAGCAGTATCAAATATTTAATAAATCTAGAATCATAAAGAAGTTTACTTGGGAGCTGAACAGATTGGAAATGATCAAAGCTAACGCTAAATTGAAATCTAAGGTTAAATCTATTATGGACTTTGATGTGGAATATAACCCTAACTCAGGTAACCATAACCAAAATCTAATCTATGATTTCATGGGTAATGAAGTAATAGACACTACTGATTCAGGATTGCCCGCTACAGGTAAGGAAACGCTAGAGAAGGTACTTAATAAACTCATCCATGAACATGGAATAACAGAAGACGAACTTAAATAAAAAGGAAATAACAATGTCATTATTACTAAGAAAAGCAACACAAGATTTATTAATTAAATTTAATTTAGGAGAATATCATATAGATATTAATCAAGAGTTAGATATGGTTATTGTAGGAGAATGCGGCAACTATTTATGTACAGTTAAAGGTGTAACTTTTAGTAGAAAATCTCCTACAAAAGCTGAAATAAATTTTGCTGTAGAATTACTTAACAAATTTCTAACTACACATAAATCTAAAATAAACAAAGTTATCTCAACTAAAGCAGATTGGAAACTTAATTCCCCAAATGAAAATTTATGGTCAGGGAACAAAATCAGACAAATTGACACTGATGAGCAGTCTATTAGTGTTTACTTCAAAAAAGGATTAGATTCTAGAGTAATTTTCTATAAAAAAGACCTAACATTAATTAAAGTATACTTACCTGGTTATGGTAGTGAATCAATTAATGTAGCTGACTTAAATACATTCCTTAAGGGTAAAAAGATGCAGAATAAATATTTACACATTTTGGATCAAAAATTAATTGAGGATGACTTACATAAAAAATACAATGCTGCAATAAACGCACTTAATACCTGTGCTATCTAATGAATAGATCTGAAGCCATAGAACAGGCAAGGATTATTAAAGCTCTAATTACTCTTACTGAAGTATCTAAGATTACAGGTACTTTCATTAAAGCATTTGAAGAGAAGTCATTTACTAAGGAAGATGGTATTAACTATCTTCATGGAAACTTTAACTCAGGAGGAACCAAATCAGGAAGACTATCCAGTTCATCACCGAATTTACAAAATATCCCTAGTACTGGTAACCCACACTCTAAAATAGTAAAGAAATGCTTTAAGCCACCTAGTGGCTGGCTCTTTGTGGGAGCAGATTTTAGTTCTTTAGAAGCTAAAATTGGTGCTTTATTAACAAAAGATCCTGCTAAATTAGGTATATACACTGAAGGCTACGATATGCACTCATTCAATGCTTTTGGGTATTGGGGGGATAAAATGCCTGATATACAATTAGAATTAACTAAGGCTAATTCAATTAAAGAAAGGGTGTATATAATTAACTCAATTAAAGATAAATACCCTGAATTTCGACAAGCATCAAAAACAATAACCTTTGCTGCACAATACGGGGGAAGTTATAAGACATTTATGGATTCAGGTTTTTCAATGGAAGAAGCTAAACAAATTGAAGCTAACTACAACAAACTATACGAAACATCTATTACTTGGGCAGAAGATAAAATTAAACAAGCTAGTAAAGATGGGTTTGTGACCTGTGCTTTTGGATTGAAGTTAAGAACACCAATTATAGGTCAAGTAGTTATGGGTACGTCTAGCACACCTTATGAAGCTTTAGCAGAAGCCAGAACAGCTGGGAATGCTATGCAACAAGGGTATGGATTACTTAATAATAGATCAGCAATAGAGTTCCAAGAACTGCTATTAAACAGTGAATTCAGGTATAATATTAAGCCTAGTTGTCATATACATGATGCACAATATTTCCTTGTAAAGGAAGACGTAGATACCATTCATTGGTTAAACCAAAACCTAATTAAATGTATGTCTTGGCAAGAACTACCTGAACTAAAGCATGATCAAGTAAAGCTAGGAGCAGAGTTAGATCTGTTCATACCTGACTGGTCAGAACACATAACACTCCCCAATGGGGCAACTAAAGAACAAATAGGAGATATATTAAATGAGAAGTGATGAGGACAGTTCATACACTTATGTATGCGAGGAAACTACTCGACAAAATAAACAATTTAAATTCACAACTTCAAAAAGCTTTCATAGTTTAATGATGGATCAGTTTGCTAGTATGCGAGATGAATTAATAGAGCAACATAACTCTGAGGATATAGTGGGTGATATAGTTTATGAGATTTCTTTAAATAATAAGCAGGAAAATGGCTATATCCTTGGATGTAGAATTGATAAAGCTGGAGTAAGTAATAAATACTCAGAAATATATACAGCATGGGATTGTCGTGACTATTAAAGAACAAATACAGGAGATATTAAATGGCTAGTGATAGATACTTTTTAGCATGTAAACAAGTAAACCTATGTTTATTCATGGGTAAATGTACAGGTGATCCAATCATATACAAAACACCTACTGGTGAAAAGCTTCAAGAATTCTTTGACTTGGTAAATGACTTAGCTCCTAGAGTTGATTTAGATTTCTTCATATTAAGGGAAAATAAAGATGCATACTCAATTATTTCATATAAGGATATACCCCATATTTGGAAGTACACAATAGAATTTGATTGGGAGGTAAAATGAATAATTATTTGAAGTAAAATATTTATGATAAAGGAAATCAAGGAGACATTAAATGGCTAGATTTAAAGGAACTGTACAAGGTAGTAGAGGTGAAGCTAGTAGACTAGGGCATAAAACCACAGGTCTTATAGCTACATTAAATGGTTGGGATGTTGGTATAGAGATACAAGCTTCAGTAAATAATGCTGACGAAGATGTCTTTCATATCTATAGAACAAGTGGATCAAATAATAGTTCACGTAAAACATTACTTTGTGAGTTGAATACAAATGCTTCCAAATTAAATGATCTAATTTCAGGAGTACATTTTGAATAATTCACCTATGAAAGCCATAAGAGCTTACTGCATGGAATGCAACTATGATCCATTAGATAAAGGTACTGCTGTTGCTCAAATTGAAAGTTGTACTATCAATAAATGTCCTCTATATGGATTCAGACCCTTAACTTCAGCAACCAAGAAAAAGCTAAAAGAGGAACGAATTCAGAACATGTCCCCTAAAGAATTAGCTAAATATAACAAGAGATCTGAACAAGCTAAAGAAAGATTCTCTAAATACCGAAAATAAGCTCATTTTACTCGGTAAAATGCTTACTAATTCAGACTAAAACCAAAAAGCAATACAATCACCTTGATCAAAGAGAAGCTCCGCTTCCTTCTGTGATTTCTATTAAGGAAAATATATGTATACAAACGAAGAAGGGATAGAATTACCATTAGCTGTATGGCTTGCAGCGGATGAATACGATCATAATTCTGATCCAAAAGCTATTAGTGCTACAACACTACTCAATCCAATCAAATCATTACTCTTACAGAACAGAATGAATGGTGCATTGGATTCAGAGGTAGATGTAGATATTTTAAGCCAAGTACCATCTAGAATGGGTACTGCTTTACATGACTCTATTGAAAGGGCTTGGATTGATCCAGAACTAAGGGTAGCTAGCTTGAAGAAGTTAGGTTATCCAGAAGCAATGGTTAAACAAATACAAATTAATCCAACTAACCCTAAAGAAGGTATTCCTATCTACATGGAACAGAGATGGTTTAAAGATCTCAAAGATTATGTCATTTCAGGTAAAGTTGATTTTGTAATGGAAGGTGTAGTACAGGATTTCAAATCTACGGGTACTTACACTTGGTTAAATGTCAAAGATAAGACAGATGACTATATTAAACAAGGGTCAATCTATAGATGGTTAAGACCTGATATCATTACAGAAGACTATATGAAGATTCATTTCATATTTACTAACTGGTCTAAATTGGAAGCAACTAAGAGTAAGGACTACCCTCAGAGTAGGCTCAGAACTATTAAATTAAATTTGATGAGTATTCCTGAAACAGAAGCTTTTATCCAATCTATACTTAATAAGCTTGATACCTTGAAAGATGCTACTCAAGAACATATGCCTAGGTGTACTGACAAGGAACTGTGGAGAAGTAAATTTGTATGGAAGTACTACAAAGATCCAAATAAGAGAACTAGATCAACTAAAAACTTTGATAATGAATCTGATGCCTACATGAGATATGTGAATGAAGGTAGCAAAGGTATTGTTGTTAGAACAGGGGGAGATGTAAAAAGATGTAACTATTGTGATGCTCGCAATATGTGTGACCAAGCCAAAGAATATATAAAATAACAGGAGAATAATAATGCTAAACACAATTGGCAAACTAGCTATCGCTAGTATAGTCCCAAAACTAGTAACTACTATCTATGCTGAAGCAGTAAAGCTAATCACACCAGATAAAGAGGAAGAAGTAGTAAAATCAAAACATAGAGTTAAAGGTAAATTACGTAAGATAAGGGACTGTCATAGACTCACTACAGAAGAAAGAGCTTGGATAGGTGAAATATTCAGACAATGGTCTATGGATCATAAAGAAGTTGATATGGGTGTTATCTGTCACAGCAGAGAAGAGCTAGGTAGATTCTTTAATCAGAAGTTAAACATAAACAAAAGTAGAAGCTTTTGGTATAACTTATTTATTGAACTTTCTAAGTAGGATATAGCATGAGAGATTTAGACTCGATAGAACATTTTGATACCTTAGAGGAAATAACCCAAATATTGATGGCTAAGACTCAAAATGATAATCCTCTGTTCTTTAGAATATTGACCGCTTATTACTTCTCCAAGATAGCAAGTATGATGAGAACCAATATTAAAACACATGATAGAGGTACAATACCTGTAAGCCTATATGCCATAAACTTAAGTGTTTCTGGTACAGGTAAGGGACATAGTACTAATATCATGGAAGAGCAAGTTATCCATAAATTTAAAAAGAATTTCTTAAATAATACTTTTGAGGAAGTAGCTAAGAAGAACCTAGCTAAACTAGCTAATTTTAGAGCTACTAAATATGCTGATGATCCAGATGAGACTTTAGAACGGGTAGAGAAAGAATTCGATCTACTTGGGCCACTATTATTTTCATTTGATTCAGGTACTACTCCAGCAGTTAAACAGATGAGGCATAAATTACTTATGGCTAATGCTGGATCAATGAATTTTGAATGTGATGAGATTGGTAATAATATAGCTAGTATTAATGAATTACTAACTACCTTCCTTGAATTATATGATGTAGGTAAAGTTAAACAAAAGCTAATTAAGAATACAACTGAAAACAGACGTAATGAGGAAATTGAAGGCAAGACACCTACTAATATGCTTCTATTTGGTACACCTAACAAGGTATTAAATGGATCCAAAGAGGAAGAAACTTTCATTTCAATGTTAGATACTGGATATGCTAGAAGATGTTTATTTGGATTACAGACTAAGTCTAATGGATTCAAAGATATGTCTGCTTCAGATCTATATGACATTATGACTGATACTTCATCAGTTGATTACCTAGATGCAATATCAAATCACTTTGGTAACCTTGCAGATATACTCAATTTCAATATAACACTAACCATGACAAAAGATGTTAGCTTACATATTATTGAATATAAAACCCATTGTACCAAAATAGCTTATGATCTAGGAGATCATGAAGACATCCTTAGAACAGAGATTGAACACAGGTATTACAAAGCACTAAAACTTGCAGGAGCATTTGCTTTCATAAATGGTGATCATGAAATAACTGAAGACATCCTCTATTCAGCAATCAAGTTAGTTGAAGAATCTGGTAAAGCATTTGAAAGTATTCTTTCCAGAGACAGAAACTATGTCAAATTAGCCAAGTACATAGGAGGAAACAAGGGAGAACTTACCCAAGTTGATCTAACTGAAGACTTACCTTTTTATAAGGGAGGAGAAGCTCAGAAGAGAGACTTAATGAACCTTGCAGTAGCATGGGGTTACAAGAACAATGTAGTCATTCGTAGGGCATTCAGAGATGGAATAGAAATGCTCCAAGGAGATTGCTTAGAAGAAACTAATATAGATAAAGTTATAATATCTTATAGTCAGGAATTAGCTGCAGGATATCAACCTGATGTAGCACCATTCAAGGACTTACATAAATTAACAACTTTATCTGGTTACCACTATACGGCACACCACTTCATAGATAATTACAGATCCAGTATTAAAGCAATTCCAGGATTCAATCTATTAATCTTAGATGTGGATTCAGGTATTTCTATGGATACAGCTAAAGATCTTTTATCTGAATATATGGCTCTATTTGCCACAACTAAAAGACATACACCTGATAACCATAGATTTAGAATTATTATGCCTTTATCTCATACTCTCAAACTAGTACCAGAAAACTACTCTAAATTCATGATGAATGTATTCAACTGGTTACCATTTGAAGTAGATGAAGCAACTAAAGACATAAGTCGTAAATGGATGGCATATTCAGGTACATACGATTATCAGGATGGGAAACTGCTTAATGCATTAACCTTTATACCTGAGACAAGTAAAGAAGAGGAATATAAGAAGCTTATCTCTGATACCAGTAATTTAAATAACCTAGAGAGATGGTTCTATACAAATACTGATAACGGGAATAGAAGTAACCAAATGATTAAATATGCATATGCATTAGTAGACAAAGGTCTAGCACTCGAAGATATCAAGAATGCTCTATATTCGTTTAATCATAAAATCAAAGATGGTCTTACTGAAACTGAGATCAATTCAACAATTTTAATATCAACAGCTAAATCAATAGCAAAGAGAGATGCATGAATAATAATTTATTACTAATAGCAGGTAAGTCTGCTACAGGCAAGTCTGCCTCACTCATGAACTTAGAGAATCCAGAAGGAGTAATGTACTTAGGTTGTGAGAACAACAAATCCTTACCCTTCCCAAGTAAATTTCAAGAGTTTAACATTACTGATCCATTACAAGTATACGAAGCATTTGAGGTTGCAGAAACCAAAGATAATATCCATACAATAGTAATTGATACCCTTACTTACTTAATGGATATGTATGAATCCATGCATGTACTTACTTCAAGCAATACGATGAAAGCCTTAAGTGTAAGGGCAGTTCACTAGAAATGGTGTTCTAAAGAAACCAATTGAATTCAGGGAAACTCTAAGGGAGAAATCCTAAGACAATCCTGAGCGAAGATTGACAATACCCCAGCTATATAATACAATATTGTATTTTAAGTTTAGGGGAATATGATGAATAAGAAAAGATATGGTAATGAATTACATCCTTTATACACACGCTGGTTAAGTATGAACCAACGCTGTAATAATCCTAATCATAAGCAGTATAGAGATTGGGGTGGTAGAGGAATTTGTATTTCAAACGAGTTAAAAAAATTTAATGATTATGTAAGTATAGTTGAAAATTTACCTAATTATTCTCTTGATAATTCATTAGACAGAATTGATAACAACAAAGATTATTCAAAAGATAATTTACGTTGGACTAGTAGTAATACACAAGTAGCAAATCAAAGACCTAATTCCAGAGGTTTTAACAAATATACTGGAGTAGGTTGGAGTAAAGCCCATAATAGATGGGTTGCTAGAGTATCTTATAAAGGTAAAGTTTTACTCAGTAAAGTAACCTTAACTGAAGAAGAAGCTTTAACTGCTAGGAATCAATTTATCATTGATAATGATTTACCTCATCCTATCCAAACATATTGTCAATAACGTGCAACGACTATCCTGAGAAGGAGTACACTCAAGTGAGTGGAAGCGGTTGGTACCTAAACAAGTAGAGTTGTAGGTAAAGATATAGTCTAGCCTTATATGAAAATATAAGAAGTTCATAAGAGAACTGATATGGTTTAACGAACCATATTGAATATAAGCGGGGGCGGCTATGCTCAATTCTTTAAGAAGTTAATGCAAACCTATGTAGCTAACTCTACCAAGAACATTATATTCCTAGCCCATACATTAGATGTGATGAATGAAGCAGAGATGATCTCTGAAACCTTAGTTAAGGTTAAAGGTTCATTGATGAATAATGGTATTGAGAGTGCATTCTGTACTGTTATTGGATCCAAGAAAGTAGCTATCAAGAAATTGAAAGATACTAATTCAATGCTAAACATAACTGAGGAGGAAGAGCTACTGGGGTACAAACATGTATTTCAAACTAAACTAACGAAAGAAACAGTTAATGAAAGACTCCGAAGTCCTATAGGAATGTGGACTAAAGACGAAACATTTATCAACAATGACGTTCAATTAGTTTTGAACCGACTACATACATTTTATAATTAAGAGGAAATATTTATGTCACTATTTGACAACTTGAAAACTGATAAATCAATTGAAGCAGAAAAAGATACACTAGGTGGAGGAGGAGTTCTACCAACAGATGCCTATGACATGGTAATAGATATGGCTTATGTCCATATGTCCAAAGGTGGAGCTATGGCTATTGTTCTTGCTACTAAGAGCCAAGAAGGTAGAAACCTTAAACAAACTATCTATGTAAGCTCAGGTAATGCTAAAGGTAACAAAAACTATTACATGGATAAGCAAGGAACCAAGAAGTATCTACCAGGTTTCAATATCATGAATGGTATTGTTCAATTAACCTTAGATAAAGACTTAGGTGATATTGAACCTGAAGAACGTACTATCAGTATCTATGACTTTGATGCTAAGAAAGAGAAACCAACTAAGGCTCAAGTATTAACTGAGCTCATTGGTCAGAGAATCATTTTAGGTGTACAGGAACAGAAGGTAGACAAGAACATTAAGGATGGCAATGACAACTATGTTCCTAGTGGTGAAACTCGTATGGAAAATGAAATTGTTAAAGTATTCCAAGCGGATACTGATCTAACAGTCGCAGAGGCTAAAGCTGGAGAAACTGAGGGCAAATTCAAAGACAAATGGGTAGAGAAGAACCAAGGTAAGGTTCGAGATAAGTCTACCAAAGATGCAAGTAAAACTGCAGGTGGAACTACTAACGATTCTAAGCCAGCTGCTTCAATATTCGGCTAATCTATTGCTGAAGTCTAGAAGTCGCCTTATAGCGTAAATATGGGGCTTCTAGATATACATTTGAAGTAATTGGAGGATGACATTGGTATATACGATCATAGCACCATTAAGAGTACGAAGATCAAAGAAGAAATGGTTTGTTTTAAACCTAAACCAATATAGGAATACTCACTTTCAAGTTTTGAATAAAGCTAAAAGAGAGTACAAAGCAATCTTAACTGATCAAATTAAGAAATTACCTATATTTAAGAAAATCAAACTTACATACACACTGTTCCCTAAAACTAGAAGAAAGACTGATATTGGTAATGTATTATCCATACATCAGAAATTTGCTGAGGATAGTTTTGTTGAGAATGGTCGTATTGAAGATGATGATTACTTACATATACCTATGACTATATTTGAGATAGGGGAAGTTGATCCAATTAACCCTAGAGTAGAAATAACTATTGAGGAAATTAAATGAATATAAATTTAGACGCAGAAGACATCAAAGAAGCATTAACCAACTATGTATCAGTCCTTGGATTTGATATGTCCAATAAGCAAGTAACTGTGAATATGGTTGCAGGTAGACAAGGGAATGGATATAGAGCTGAATTAGAGATTGTTAAAGGAAACTCTAACAATGAGACTCTGAAAGTAATAAGTCCCCCTGAAGAGCCTGAAATTAGCTCTGAAGAGGAATCTGAAGAGGATGCTCAACCTAATAGATTGTTCGGATGATTGAAAAGATTAAACATGGAGTAATTGCTGTAATCCTAGCACCATTAATAATAGGTGCTTGGATGATTATCCCATTAATCTTGACAATCTTACCTGTAATATTCCTGACTTTAGTCATATATTTTATATTACAGGAAGAATATTCCAAATCTAAGTAAGAACTTGGACGACTGCTGGTACAGCAGCAGTCTCCCCTAAACCAAATGGATTCTGAAAAGGTGCAGTTGGTTCTGTAACAATGTTTGAATCGAATGGAGTAGATATATCTAATCCAAGCATAGCTTCAAGCATATGTAATAGGAATACTGATGCACTCTTCTCAGTTGTCATCCTAGCTAATACTTTAAATATTCTAAGAGGATATCGAGTAAATGGTGCTAGACCCATATCATTAGCATATTGAATATACTTATGTGTTGGTAAAGCGTAGTTAATGAAATCTTCTCTTAAATGGCTAACTACTTGATTAGCAGGTTGCTTTTGGTTCTTAACCAGATGCTCGTATATAGCAAATCTAGCAATGAAATCACTATATTGAGTAAGCTTTAATGCGAGTTTAAACGTACTTGTATTGGCTCCCATATACAATTGATTAGTAGCTTCTTTACCTAATTGAGGTAATTTATTTAATACAGGATCAGCCCATCTGATAAATTTACTCTTATTTGAGTGGAAGTCCTCAGTAGTATCAATATCTTCAACAATAGTTGGAAACAGTCCTTTATCAATTAGAGGTTTAATTGGATTAAGCCGCTGTAACTCTTTGTTTGAAACAATTCTTGCTTCAATATCTTTACGTTGTATAGTAGTAATTCCAGCTAACTGTAATTTTTTAGCATCAGATACTAACTGCCTTTCAATATTTAACCATCTATCTAAATGACGTATACCTTCTATTTGAAGTTTAGCCATAATTTCAGGAGGGACACCATTAATTATACCAACAATAGTATTACTGAATATATTATTCATAATCACTTGAGGTAGCCTTACAACAATAGTTGTCTTAGCAAATTTTACTATTTCTTGCCAAATAGTTTCAGCTTTTTTAAGCATGGATTGTATTTTATTCCTTGGTTTATCAACTACACTAAACTTCCTATATGCAAAGAAAATATCAACCCAAGCATCTCTGACAACAATACCACCATCACCAAACACACTAGTAGCATACCTACGCATATCTTCAGGCATTAATCTATATATCTCAGCTAATTCTGGGTCAGTAGAATCTTTGTTTATGGTTACATAGCTCTGAGGTAGTTTTAAATAATTCTTATCAAAGTCTGCTTTAAGAATATCAATAGTTTCTCTATTAAAACCTTTAGTATTAGCCTTGTCTTCCATATGAGAATACATATGCCCTAGCACATTAAATGCTCTATCATCTCTTTTGAATAATCTTTTCTCTACAGAATTAGATATAGTATTCCTATAATCTGAGATATGACCTTTATCATCAATAGTAGGGACCATAATATTATCTTGTATAGTGGTATTACTATTAAGAGTACGTTTCATCTCACGGATAGTCTTCATCTTAGTTTTGTTGAAGTCATTAATATTTTTTAAGAAAGTAGCTACATCATTTGCATTACCTTCTTGTAACATGGATTGACCCATACTAACTTCACTAGTTAAAGAAGTGATAGTTTTAACCCTAGTGTTTAAAGCATAGTCTTTATTAACCATAAGAACCTTAGGTTTAGAGTTAACTCTAATCTTATTCTCTGGAAGAGAAGATTCTATAACATAACCTTCTTTTAATAATTGCTCTACATCTACTTCATCAACTACTCTAGTATCAACAAATGGGTCATTTAATTTGGCAGCATAACCCTTGTGTGTATGCGCTATTTTGTTATCAAAGTTTTTAGTTAAAGATTCTTTCTTGAAAGCATTATGCATATCAACTAAGAAAGTAAACCCATTCTGCTTAGGATTAATAGCAACCTCACTATCAATTAAATCAACTACCTGTTTATTAACAGTTGGATTCGTTAATTGTATACCATACAAGCTTGTTAATTTATTAATTAATTCAATTGCTAGATCCATATTCTTAGGAGCAGTAATTCCTAATTGAGGAATTGTATGAGGTAATATAGCAATTGATGTTGGATTCAACATAGTGTTGTACCAATTTGCTTTACCAAAAACATTCAAATGAGCCAAAGAATTACTCTGTTTTCTGTACAAGTTATACAGGTCTTTAGAACCTAACTTACGTAATTGAATAAGGGTATCCTTGATCTCATCTCCAACTTTACTTGGATCATCAATCAAATCTCTTAAGTCTTTAAGATTATAATGTTTACGGAATAAAGCAGAAGCATCATTCCTTATAAGTCCCTGTGTTAAAGCTTCCCAAGTATTATCTGAAACATTTTCTGTTAACATACTATCTTTGAGATCATTACTTACAACATGACGAACAGTATCTCTAGTTTTATCTATAACACTCATAGATCTAGCAAGATGTTCAACAATAGGTATCTCTTCTTTATCACCAAAACCAATAACTTCCTTAATTGTAGCCGCTAGGAATTTACGTCTAGATACACCCATCTTAGCTGCCATATTATTAAAAGCGTTTAAATAAGCAGAAGTAGTTATTGGATTAACAACACCAGCAACTAATGAAGCTGTATTTACATACTTATTTTTATGCACTTTAAGGCTAAAATTAGCTAAAGGTTCACCTATCAACTTAGTAGCAACTTTACTAATAACCTTATTACCAGCATTCAAACCATTAATAAGAAACTGAGTAGACATATGAGTCTTTTGTATCTTATTTAAATCTTTAACCAAATTCAGTAATACTACATCACCTGTATGGCCCCTATTAAATCTAAGTAATAAAGCATTTACAGCAATATTAAAATAATGTTGTAAGGTAGCTGCAAAAGATTGTTTCTTACTATCTTTAAGTAAATTAGGTCTGAAAGAAGCTAAATGTTTAATCAAGTGTTTATTAGTTAATCCATAAGCAACAAATTCATGTAAACTAATTGGCACTTGTTCAGTTTTAATTGTACCTGTATTAAGATCCATTAATTGAATTGCTTGTGTTTTCTTATTTCTAAACACGTAATCAAACCTATCTTTAGCAGTTTTCTCCTCAACTAATTGATCTACATATATAGGTTGATTATTTGGATCCAAATTTAAGAATATAAAGTGCTCATTACCTTCACCAAATACTTTAGATAAATGTTCAATAGATTTATCTCTTAATCTAGCAATCTTATGTACTATATTAGATTTGGTACTAGAGAGTAGTCCAGCCCTACTTATTGCATGACCAACTTCATGTGCATAGGTTTCTCTACCAGACATAGCAATAGGATTAGTACTTGTACCTTGAGTAAGAGCTACATATATATTATCTCCAGCAATCCTACCTTTAGTCTTATTACCTAACTCGTCTAATTGTAATGTGAAATTACCTACACTGGGCATTAATTTAGCAGCATACTCTTCTAAGAAAACTCTCAAATATGCATCATGCTCTGCAGTTTCAGATATATTATCCTTAGCTTTAATTTCATCATAGGTTTGCGTTAATGTACCTGCATTCAAAGCTACTTTAGGTAGGGACTCATCAATATCTATTTGTCCTGGAGTAGAGCCAAATTCAGCTGTAATATCATTAACCAAATCCTCAGGAGAAATAACATTACCAGCACTATCTATTGGCTGTCCTTCTCTATTTACTCGTTGTGTTGGTTTAGCTTGTTGAGCAATAGATCCTTTAATATCATCTCCTGAGAGTATGAACAGGGGATCAGCAAAATGCTGTATAGAAGTAGCTTGGTTAAGTATTTCTAATGTACCTTTTCTAGTTTCACTAGCGTAATGCTTAACAGCTTTATTTCTATTTTTAAGAAATTTATCTAATCCTGCATTACCACTACCTGCTTCTTCTATAGCTTCCTTGATATCTAGTCTAGCTTGCTCAGGAGCACTTACAGATTCATTATATGGATCTGCATCCTGTTTAGATATAACTTCCTTAGGAAAATCAGTTAAGTATTTTCTAAGAGAAGCTTTATCAGCGGCAGATAATTTGAGAGCATTCTTAACACTTCTATCCAATGTATTGGATACTTCTTGAGCAATAGAGTATTCAGAATTAACTTTAACAAAATTCTGTAGATAATCAGCAGTAGCTGCTTCAATTAGATTTGATCCAGCTTGTACTGCATCAAACATAGACATCACAGGTTTGCTACCAAATACTCTTGTAATAAAGGCTGAATCCATACCTTGGGTACCCCCTACTAAAGTAGCAACTCCAGGTTCAGTAAATATTTGTTTATGTATCTGGGATGTAGCTGTACCCCCAGGTACAGTATTAAAAAATGCAATAGCTGTATATGCTGGATCATTTTCAGTATTAACTACTTTCTTAGTCTTAGAAGCAAATAAACCTTCTACACGTCCTTCATCTAGATTTGAATTAGAATCATAGAACTCAATGATAGGTAGAAATGCTCTATATTCCTTAGACTCTAGGAAGTCTCTCATCTGTTTTACCGTAGGAATACCTTTAGATTCATTGATGAATTTTAGATATCTCCAGTTAAACATATGAGATATAAGATTAATGTTACTATTCATCATTTCTTTAAAAACCTTAGTATCTTCTAAGTATTTCTTAAGACTAGATTGAACAGTGATACCATAAGACTTACTTAAATGAGTGTGCATCATTTTACGCACATCTTCAGGTAACTTTGTTTGTTTGATATTGAAACCAGTTTCTAATGTTTTAACAGGTCTGTTATTACCTATATTATGCTCCTTAATAATTTTATTGATAATGCTTTGGGTAGGTGAATCTTCACCTCCAACTTCTTCAGCTAGTTTACTTTCAATATCCGTAACCAAAGCAGTAATAATAGTATCAACAGCTTTAGCTATAGCAGCACCATAGTTAGTAGTCATGGTTGGTGATTTAGCTATCTCCCTAGCTTCTCTAGTTATCTTACCTGTTAGATCCTTAAATTCAGGTACAAAATTGTTGTATGTAGTCATAAATTCAAATGGTTTAACTAAATCATTATTAAATTCAAAATTTTCACCTTTAAGCTCTGTATAAATCCGTTTAACCATATTGGTTAAATCAACTTTAATAGCCTTAAATCCTTTACTATCTCCATTTCTTAAAGCTTCATTCATGTATTCTGCTAAAGAACTTAGTTCAGTAATATCGTTTGCAGCAGCACCAATAACTTGTCCATAGTTATCTAAATTACCTGGTTTTGAACTCCAAGTAGATAAGTTCTCACCTTCTGTAAAGAAAACTCCACCAGCCTCCAATTTAGCCTTTGTAGATTCTGTTAATACACCAGCTTGGATTAATCCAATAATAACTCCAGAAGTTACAGCATCATTCTCTTGTGAAATAGATGTAGTTACCTTACCACCAGTTTTAGCTTTAAAATAATCAACCAATTCAAGAAGAGTATCCAAAGAGTGGGACTTCTCTTCATTATTTGTGAATTTACCTATCTTAGCAAAATCAGACATAGTAGAGTCTTTATTAGTTAATTTATTAACAAGTTCCTCAACACCTTTATCTGACATAAATTCATCAAACATTTGATTAATTACTGCAGGATCATAATTAAGTTTAACCGTACCATCTTTTTGGATCTTAGCAGATTTAATAGCATTAACTTTCTTCTCTAAGTTTTGCCCCAATCCTTGCATAACAGCAAGTTTATATCTAATTTCTGCATGAGAATTATCACCTTTCTTAAATGTACTTAACCAATCACTATTAAATATAGAATGTCTCTGTAGCTTATTAGCTTGATAATTAAATCCACTTCCTTGGATCATTATTCTACTGTTAGTAATAGCCATATATTTGAAGAAAAATTCAGAATCTAATCCCCTCTCTTTAACCATGTCATAGAAGGTAAAAAGATTTTCTATTTCAGTTAGGATACCTAAATTTGCACCTTCATAAGACTTACGATGCTCTAAAGGTTTATCTTCAATAGAGTACTCATATCCAAGATTAATTTTAAATAACTCAATTAATTTATTTCTACTGTGGGTTTCTAATAAATTAATAAAAGCTTTCTTGAATCTAAAAGGAACATTGTTAGCATATTGAACACTCTTTTGAATTCCTACAGGTAAAGAGTTACCATTTTTAAAGAATTTAGGGGCAGGAAATTGCTTATCTGAATCATCTTTAAATCTAGGAAATACTGGACTACTAGGTTTATCAGTTAAAGATCCAATAACATTGGACATAGTATCTGACTTATTCCTTGAGTCTTTCTCAGTTTTAAATATATGCTCTAATTTATTAGATGTAGCAGGTAATTCAAGTATACCTCCATTTTCTACAGATGCTCTCTGTTTAAATTCAGCTGTAGTAGTATTAAAAGTGTATTTCTGACCTTTCTTAGTTTGTGCTGCTACTTGTACAAGATCGGGTGAACTCATACGAACATATATAGTATATGGTTCACTAGTTGGCCTATCAAAAGCAAAAGCAGGTATAGCTGTTTCTACAACTAATTTCTGTTTACCTAGGATATACAGAGCATATTGACCCAGATTTGTTGCCATCTTGTTATCAAAGTTAGAATCTGAGCTATCAACTGCAGTAATACCAACTTCTCTAAGAATAGCTTTACCCAATTCTAAAGCGAGAGTAGTCCTAGGAACCCCAGCATAACCAAATATATTATATTGATCACTAGTAGGACTATCTTTAGTATCTGCACCTCTAGCCCTATTTACTGTTTCCTTGGTTGCAGATAAAGTAGTTTTACCCTGTGTAGTTAACCAATTCATAGAAGTAGTAGCCATAGCACTTAGGATATTACGATCCATATAACCTGACTCTACACCACCTACATTTAACTTCTTGAAAAGTAATTGAACTGGATCTAACCTAATACTTTCTTCAGGAGTAATAAATTGATTTGTACCTAGAGAAGTATTTATAACTGGACGCATAAACTTCTCAAATTCTGAATATTTCTTTGTTTTACCCTGCTTATCTGTATAGGTACTTTCTCTCCTAGCAGTAGCAACAAATTTCTTTTCAAAAGTTATTAAACTTTTAATTAACTCTTTCTGAGTAGCACTTGGATCTTTAAATATTTGTAAAGGATTCTTACCTAATTCTACAAATAAATTCTGCACTGTAGAAAGTAAGCTTTTACTTGAAGCTACATTATCTATAAACTCAACAGCAATCTCATTACCTTCATCATCCTTTATAATCTTAAAATCAGGTTTAGTCTTCTTAGCTGGTTTAAAGAAATTAGCTAACTTCTTGGTATATGCAGGGAAGGTAGGTCTACGATCCTTAAATTTAAATATGTTTAAATGATTACTAACCTTACCCCATTTACCAAAATCTTCCTCCTGATTAACCAAAATATCTGATAGGTTATAAGTAACCTCACCATCTTTAGTTTTAACCTTCTTATTGGTTAATGCAACAATACCTTCTTCATTTCGATCCAATAAAGTAAGCTTGTCATAGTCTCTAATTACATGAGTATCATCTGAAGTAGGTATAATTTCAGTTGTTGTGCTAGCAGTCTTCTTATCTTTAAAGTTTGGATCATCTCTAGGATCAACTTCTTCAGATGTCTTCCCTTTAAGTTCTACTTTCTTAGAGGCAGTATGCTTAGGAACTTCTTGTTTAAATACCGCAGAATCAAATACAGCTTTACCCTGTTTAGTGAAATCAATATCTTCTTGTTTAACAGGGACATTATCTGAATGTAAACCAACACCTTTATTTATTACTACCAATTTAGATGTTGCTCTTGTATACGCAACATACAGAGCATTATATAATGTTTTAAGAGGAATACTTCCTGTTCTTTCTTGCTCATTGCTAACAATATTATCTTCCATAACATACACATTTCTATAGGAGGATCCCTGAGATTTATGTGTATTGATTGAATAAGCAAATTGAACATGAGGAACATTACCTTCCATCAATCTAACTAGTGGAGTTAAATTAGCTGCTTTAGCCTTACTTACCCTATCATTCCTATTTGCATTTCTTTGAATAAATTGTTGGATCCTAGAAATATTACCGAGTAACTCATTAATAGGGTGTGTTGATTGTGGAGATGGTAAATAACTAGTTGTTTCTGTTTCAGAGATTAAGTTACGCATACTTACTTCATAAAACTTAATTGGTTTACCTGCTAAATTGGCGTTCTCACCAGAAAATATAGCTTCTTTAATCTCTGCAAAAGTACGTTTAGCATTTGTTTTAAACTTGTCATCAGTAGCTGCTACCTGTATGGCAATGTACGCATCAAAAAATTCACCAACATTCTTTGCAGAAGCAACGCCAGTAACTTTACTCGAATCTACTAGTGTAGGTTTAGAAGTTACCTTATACTCAAAAGAATTTCCAAGACCATCTACTTTAAGTAAACCTGTCTCTACATCAACGTCATCTGTCTCTTTATTAGTGCTATAAGAAATTAGAGCATCATTCTCAACATATGCATCAATTTCTTCACTATCAGCACCATATATTGTCTTTCTGACTATTCTATTTAAGTTAGCAACAGAAGTATCTATACTGAATTTACGCTCATTATTATAAGTAAGTATTCTAGTTGATTCAGGATTCTCTTTGAAATCAGATATAAATTGATCCAATGCACTATCAGAACCTTTACCTAAGAATTGTACACCAGCATTCTTCTTTGGAGCAAAAACATTGAACCTATCACTAACCTTGAGTAGTAGTTTACCTGCTTTTTCTTTAAGGAAAGCCCCTGCACCTTCAGCATGGAATTCATCTAATACACTAACAAATGCATCACCAATAGGTGTAATAGGTGATCCAGTATTCTGACGCACTCTAACAACTAACTCTGCTGAATGATCATACCCTTTTTCAAAAATAACTGAGTCTTTATTTTTGACCTCAACATTTGAATTATCATCTCTTACAGGTGCAAACTGATTAGGGTCACCAATATATAACTTCTTAATATGACCTAATTTAGGGTTATTTAAA